ACAGCTCTAAGAGGATTACCAAATCCTAAATTTAATGCGGTTGCTATATCTAATGCTTTTTTCTGTTTAATTTTAAATGTTTCTATTGCCTCTTCTCTTATCGCATTACCTGCTTCATTATCAATTTTAGATAAATCATTTAAGTAGGATTCATTGTAGTGTCCCATAGCCACTCTATTATCTGCGGCGTGTTGTTTAGCGACATTCTTTTGGTTTTGATAGTTTAAGACTGTACTTGCCACAGTCATTATAACTTGTGCTTCGGGACTACACATTATGTTTTATTTGTTTCCTTTATCATTAGTAAGAAGGGTAATTTACCCACTCCATATTGTTTAATTTCTTCTTTAGCTTCAAAGCCTAAAAATTGAAGCCACTTTAATGACTTCCAATTTCGCCTATCCACCCAGTTATATATATAAGTATATCCTTCACTCATTTGTGATACCCAGTAAGGACATTCTTTTATAAATTGTTTTGTATGTTTAAATAAGTCTTCACTTGATAATAACCAAGCGACACCATATTCAGGGTCTTTTGTAGGAGCAACCCCAAACATACCTATAACTCCTTCTTTAGCTGTTCCTATAATAGTATAGCTTCTACTTTTTTTGTAAGTAAAAGGTATAACAAGAGCTTCTAACGGCGATGAACCATTTGATGCTCTTATCTCTTCTCTATCTGCTATCCTAACTTTAGGTGCTAATTGTAATGCGTCAGCTAATATCGCAGGACGCACATAGTTTTCTTTTTCCATTATATCCTATTTGCTCGGTTATGATAATAACCTTCTACTTCAGCACTTGCTACATACATAGGTAAGTGTGAACTAGATTTAATGTCAAAAGTAAAATCGGTATTTCTACATTGTATTGGTACTTTAATTGTTCCTGAGTGTAACGCAGGAGCACCAATAGTGCTTCCTGAAGTTCCAAGAACAAGTCCATTCATTACAGTTGTAGATGTACTTCTGTTTTCAGGTGTAACTTCTGCTGTGAAGAATCCTGAGTTTTCGTAAGTTAATGCTATATTTCTAATTTGATAACGACCTGTAGTTACTGCTAAAAGTCCTCTACCAGTATTTTCTCTAACATATTGTTGAGATAAAGTATACTTAGATTCGTAAGGTGTTCCTATCCATAAGCTAGTATGATTACCAACTAACGTATAAGAAGGAGCAACAAAATTTGTAACAGCTAATCGTGTAGGGTCAGAAGAAGTTACAGTTAAATTATTTCCACCAGCTACTGCTCTTGTAACTGTAATAACGGGTGTTCCACCCGCAGGATTTGGAGCGGAATATCCCGCTAAATTATTAATACCAAGAACTCCACCACTTCCTACAGCAATATTATCTGCTACATCATCATTCGTTCTTGAACCACCAACTGAAAATTCTAAAGCTGGAGCAGGGTCACTATTTGTAGCTGTCATAGTTGTAGATACACCTGCGTTATCTGTAATTGTTATGGTACTACCTACTGCAATATTTGCCGCATCTGAAACTGTAATTGTGCAAGTTGCATTTGAAGCAGAAGTTAAAGCATAATCTGTTCCATCAGTTTTATCAACTGCCATTAATCCTGTCTTAGCTCCATAAGGAGAAGTTAAAGTTGTTAAATCAGTGCCACTTGAATATGTACCTGTTACTGATACCATCTTGTCAAGATATATACCAAAACCTAATGTTGCATCTTTTAAATTTCTTAAATCTACTTTAAATAATTTTGTTGTTTGTCCTTCAGCCGTAAATAAATAAACATTACTTTCTATTGAAAATCCACCAAGTATTTTAACACCTGCAAATTCCCATTTAGACCAAGCGGTTTGTACTTTTTCACCACCATCAAAGAAATATTTATATATATACATCGTATCAGCATTAGTTGCTGTTACATCTGAACTTGCTGAATAAGGTGCAACCTGTGCATCTGCTGTATCAGAACATAAAATTGCTAGACAATCCTCAACTGTATTACTTATAATTTGATAAGCATTAGTTGGAATTAATGTTTGTACGGAAACTGAAATATCTAAACCATCATTTGTTAATGTATCATCATCAGAATAGTATTCTCTTATAGCTGTATTGTTTGTTCTTGCTTGAGCAAAGTATGCAAACTTTCCTGCTCCTATTGGAGTTACATTATCATCGTGTTCAAAACTTGAAACTTCATTTAAGATAGCAGTCGTAGGACTAATTGTATCTCCTGCGTGGTCAAGTTTATATTGAGCTGTATCTGAAAATAATAATAATGTTTCATTAAATGATACAGAGTTTTTCAAAGTATTAACTTGTGTTCCTGAAGCCGCTATATCAATAGGGTCAGTATCTAAAACTTGTGTAACTGTTGTAGCAAAGAAATTAAAATAACTAGCATTTTCAGCTAGAATTAAATTCTCTCCTGATAAAATTCCTAATCTGTTTTTATAAAAAGTTAAATTCTGTATTTTTTTACCCACAAAAGAAGGGTCAGTATTGGTATCTGTTGCATCTCCACAACTTCTATCTGTCCAATCTAATTTTTGAAATGTAAATGTACCATCATTATTATTTATCAATGCGTGAGGCATTGTAGTATCTGTCAAACCTAAACTTGTAGCAGGAGCTAGTGTTTCAGTCCATACACCTGTTCCTTCAAATTTTACATAGTAATCAGAAAGAGTATCTCCTTCATCACCTGTTATTTTGACAATAGTTCCTACTTTTCCATAGTAGGGTAATTTTGTAAAATCTTGTACTTTATCTTTAACAGCATACATCGCTGTATCACCTGAACCATCACCAGTTGTTACAGTATAACCTGCATTTCCATCAGTAGGTTTACCATAAAGAACTGAATTGTGTTGTTCAAAAGTAAATTCCGCAGTAATTGGAGCATAATTATTCAATCCTTGTGTACTAGATACAGTTGCTCCTGTATCAACACGAATTGTTTTAAATGCTATTCCATCAGCACTAGCATCATAATGTGCACTTGCATGACCTAATAAAAGTATGTCTATTATTTTAGATGTATCTCTATATTTACTATCTGTAGAAGCATCGTGTCCTGTAGGTACTTGAAATATTACTTCATATCCGTTAGTAAATCCTGCTGTAACAATATCAGGGTGATTAACCCCAACTTTATATTCTCTACCATAATTTGTTGATTTACAGTAAACGTGAAATTCCTCTATTTTTGCCGCAGATGTTGTACTATCAGCAGTGGGAGTAATAGACTTATTAACAACAAAGGTGTAATCAGCAATATTAACCATACGAAAATCAGCTTTAGGATTAGTAGTATTAAGATATGTATTTCCATCAGGATAAGTGACAGTTTTTTCATTACCCGCCAAATCGTAGACTTTAACTCCATTGTCATAGAACGCACAAATGTAACGATTTGATTCATCTCTTTGAATATTCCATATTTTAGTTGTATTAGGAAAGACATTAGTTGCATCTAATGTAGCGACATATTCTAAAGGTGGTCTCTTTGATAATCCATCTACAATATTATTTTGGAAATTAACTTGGTCTTGACCTTGATTAATTCCTCTTTGAGATGGAGTTTGTTGAGACATACCATTTAGAAAATTAGGTATAGATTGTGAAACAACGCCGCCCATTAATAAGTCCTTCTAGTCCTATTTATTATTGAAAAAGTATTAGTATCTCCTTCTAAAATATTTGCATCAGCACTTCTGCTATCCGCTTGTCTAAAAGAAGCTAATGCTTCTTGTTCATCATTTCCTGCCAATTCAGCTAAGCCTTTATCTCCAATATATCTTGAAGCAAAACGTCTCGCTGATTTAGCGGCTATGTATTGCCTTGCGTATTCAGGGAGTTGTTCAAATTGTTGGACTAAGACTAAGTCCACTGTAGGTAGGGTTGTGCCTGTGCCAAATACATCTGTATGATTATCCATATCGTATAAATAACCATTACGAATGACCAAGTTTTTATCTCGGTATTGTGCAGATGCGTCTGCTTGAACACAGTTAGATGGTAGAGGTACTTTATTATCAGTATCTCTTGTTAATGTATAAGCATAATGAGTGTTGAAATTCCACCCCATAGACTGAATTGACATAGAAGTTTCATCTAAAATATTTTTAGCGACAGATACATCGGTAGTTACTGTGCCTGTAATTGCGTTCACAGGAGCTTCTCCAATAACTGAAAGCATCTGATTAACTGTTTGTAATTCAGTAGTAGGTGTAATTTGTGTTGCCATTGTCTATACTATTATTGCTATTATTAAGATTACTCCAAAAACAAGAACAATTTTTTTGTGTTCAGTCCAAAAATGTTTTGTTTCAAGAGCTATTGCGTTTATTTTATCTAGCATATTATTTATTATATCCTTTGTTAATTAAAAGTAGAAAAGGGGGATTGCTCCCCCTAATCTATTGTGGTGTAGTAAAGAAACTATTACGCTTCTTTAATTCCTACAGCCGCTTCAGGTCTAAGAGTTCCGTGACCCATAGCATATTTAGCGACCATTAATGTACCCTGTCTTCTTATGTCATAGTCTGATTCAACAGCCAAATCCATAAGTTTAACAGTACCAACTGCTGAAGGGTGTGAAACAAGAGCTACGAATGTTCTTAAATCCACAGCTTGAGGGTTTGAACCACCTGCTGTAGCTGAACCTGCGTCTACTCCTGAAGTTACATTTGATTCAACAAAGTGAGGAACTGGAATTAAATCAATTCCTGCTACTCTTGCAACTCTGCCTTCTGCGATTGAACCTTTACCACTGAAATCAGCATTGATAACGTTTGTAGCGTTAGCTAATTTGTAGTATTCTTCCAGTCTCATAAAGCATTTTCTGCCTTCACTTGGAACATAATTTGCGTCTAACTGTTTAGCCGCAGAAAAGATAGCACCTATCATCGCCGTAGCGGCAGTTGCATCTGTTGCGTGAGCTATGTCAGCATCAAATATGTTACTTGTTACATCTCCACCTGTTACGTTAGGTGTAGTTCCTATTGCACATTGACCAATAGTTTGTAAAACGTGCTTATCTTTAACAAAAGCTAAAGCTCTGCCAATTTCGGCTGAGTATGCACTTCTTACGTCCCAATGGTTTTTTGCTTCTTCAATATTTGATAAAAATACTGAAGATGTTAAAAGGTCATTAATTGTAATAACCTTTTCGTTGTGGTTAGCAGTTGAGCCTAAAATTTCTGCTCCTGCCACGTGATATGCCGCATCAATTCTGCCCATAACTGGGAAGGTTGCCGACTTACCACTAGAGATAGAACGAACCATCTCTGCTCCGCCTGTTTTTGAAGCTCTGTCAAAAGAAGTAAGAACTTCTCCCGCAAAAACTTTTAGAAACAATGCGTCTTCTGTACCTGTCGAGTTTATCTGAGGTATACTCGCTGGTGTTGCATTTGCCATAATAATCTCCTTTGATTTATGGTTAGTTAATAAAAGCCTTGTATTTTCAGCTTCTTATACTAAATTGTCTTCCCGCAGGAAGGTCAAGTTAATCTACTTATTTACTTGGCAGTTGCCACCTATAAAGGTTGCACAACTATTTTTTATTTTTCTTCTCAGCTTCTTGAGCCTTATCAAGAAGTTCATTTATATTCTTTAACGCTAAAGTAGATATAGTTAATTTATCATATCTATTTTTAATTGTTTCAAGAATCTTATCGTGGTCAGGAATACCTACTGGATTTTTTAAGTAAGTATCAACAACCGAAGTATGTTCAGCAATCTCTGCTTCATACTTTTTCTTTAAAGCGTATAAAAACATACGTCTCCTTTTCTAATTAAGAAATGTTTAAACGTCCACTTGTGTCATAATTACTCATACCTGATACATTATTTACTGATGCTATCTTTTTAGTATTAGTAGAAGCAACACTTTCTGTATCATTAACTACAGCTCTCTTACTTTTCTTTTTAGTAGCTTTTTTAGCGGTTTGAGTAATTGATTGACTAGGTGAACTTATACACATTATCTTTTTTTCTTCTTTTTCTTTTTCTTATCTTTTTTCTTTTTTTTCTTTTTTGCCATTGTATTATCCTCTATTAGATTTTACTGTTAGCTAGTTTATTTTTTACTTCAGCTTGATAAGCAGGGTCTTTAGCATATCTAGGGTCGGACATCGCTTGTGTCACTTGAGCCCAAGATGCAAAACCTTGTTCACCACTAGGAGATGCTTTACCTTCAACTAATTGAGGTTCACTTCCTGTTGATTGTGCATATCTTGCTTTAAGTCCTACTACTGCTAATTTCACAGCTTCTAAATCTTTGCTGTTCACCGCAGTATTGTAAGCCTGTTTTTCAGTTTCAGTTAAATTTTGTCCAGCCCATTCAGACATACTATCATATGCCTCTGTGCCACCAACTAAGTTTTTAACTGTTGCTGATTGTTGGTCAGCTATTGCTTGTTGTCCTGCAATAAATCTGTCCACATATTCTTTTGGAATCCCTGCTTTTTCTAATGATTTATAAGAACCATCAGCAAGTTTACCATCTTTAGCAAACTCCTCAGAGAGTGTTTCCATATTTAAACCTGCACTATCTACAGCCTTTGTAGCTATATCTAAATCAGATTTAGGTTGTTCTTGTTTTTCTTCTGCCTTAGAAACTGGGTCTACTGATTGTTCAGTAGGTTGAGATTGCTCACCAAGTTTTTTCTCTAACTCTGAATACGATTTGACTAATTCATCAACTGAGTTGAATTTTTCAGGCAAACCTTCAGGTTTACTTTGTGTAGGCTTCGTCTCTTCCACTGGTTTATCCGTAGTAGTTTCGGGACTTGTTATTTCCACTTTATCTACCATAAATTTTTTCTCCTAATTATTGTGGTTTCGTCATATTACCTGCAACGGGAGCAACGGCTTTCTCAGCCATTTGCATCATCTGCTGTTGTTGTTGTTGCTGTTGCATAGCTTCTTGTTCAGCCGCTAATTCTTCCTCAGTCTTAATTAAACCTTCCATCTCTATACCTAAACTGGTAGCGATACGTTTAATTAAATCCGAAGAATTTAACGATTGAACTACTTGTGGATTAACCTGAGCTAGATTAACTATCTCAGCCACAAATTCTCTTAATTTTTGTAAATCATTTCCTCTACCTAATGCTTCAATACCTGTAATAATTGTAGGTGTAACTGAATCTTTAGGTAATGGTGGAATTTCTTTTGCTTCTTGCATACGTTTCATTAGTATTTTAACTAATGGAAGTTGAAACTCTTGTGATAATAATGAATATACTCCACCCATAGCAGTTTCTAATTGTTCTGCCATATATCTAATTTCTTGAGCTGTTACTCTTTCAGC